GACATTACCAATTTCAGGTTTTGGCATCCTCTTATAAATGTCACCCCAAAATGATTTAACTGCAACTTCAATTTGTGAAATTGCTAACATCGCTCTTTCAACTGCCGATTTTTCCTTTTCGTTTAAATGTACTTTGTAATCTTGGATATCTGACGTATAATTAAATTCAGTGTGTACCCAGTATGAATGCCTAATTGCGTCAACATACTCATTTAAATTAGGGTATTCGTAAGGTTTAAGATTAATTCTTTTTGAAAAGATGTTAGGTTGGTTCTTAGAACGATAAATAATGTATTCTTTGGCAACGTCATTTAAACCGTTATCCATTAACTTATTTTCAACCATATCATGAATTTCATCTACGTTAGGAATTCTTTCTTTATTACCTCTGAAAAGTCCTTTTGTTGTGAGTCTAGCAATTTTTTCAGCCATACCCTCATCAACTTTATCAATACTTTTCATGGCATTTAAAATAGCCATTTCAATCTTTTCAGATTTAAAAACTACTTTATCTCCACTTCTCTTTATTACGTAACGAATGTCTTTTGAGACACTATCTATTAGATTGTCCATTTACTATTGTTTTTAAAAAAATTTATAATTTATTTTCCCTTTGTTTTCTTTTTTGTAGAAGTTCTTGAATACGTACTTTGTTCTTTTCTTCTTTTTGTTCTTCCATTCCTAAGAATGTTACACTACTGTCCGTATCAATTTCTATCATTTCGTTATCGAATTTACAATTTTCAAATACAATTCCATCTTTACCAATTCTTGATTTAGTAATAGCAATTGTTGCTAAATTCATTTCTTTCTGTTGTAGGGATTTAGCAACAGAAATAATAACGTGACCTACTTGAGCTTTCTTAATTGAACCACCCATTTGGTCCGTAGTAACTACTTCAGAAGATATTGACGAACGGTTACCTTGAGTGGCCGTCCATCCTGCTATATCTAATTCATGACACATAGATTCAAACCCTCTCATAACCGAACCTTCACTTTTCCATTCGTCCCCTAAATTTTTATCGGGAACGATACAATCAATATAATCAACTACAACTAAATCTATTTTAGTACCTTCCGCTATCATTTTACGTATCTGATTTTTTATTTGATTCATCGTTAACGTATCGGATGGTAACTTCTTTAGAACTAATCGATTAGATGCATTTTCTTTAATTTGTCTAACTTTTTCTAAAACTTCTTCCCTTTGTAGTGACAAATTATCAGGTGCAATTTTTGTCCACATAGTGAAATGTTTTCTTTGTATAATCTTAGGGTTGTCTTCGAAAAATATTTGTAAAACATTATAACCTAAGTTAAATGCGTTATTAGCTATTTTACTAAGTACTGTGGTTTTACCCACACCTGTCGGAGCTAAAATAACTCCAATTTCACCCTTCGCTAACCCACCTTTTAGTAGATTATCTATACCTGTTATTCCCATCGGAATCGGATGTCTAAAGTCATCATCCAAAACCTCATCTAAATTAAAAAAAACATCTGCAGTTCCCGTATCAACTTCTCCAACTTGTAAAGCTTCTCTTACCATTTCTTCTAAATGGTCATAAGATTCAAAATCACCTTTATCGATAATCTTCTGTGCTTTAGTCATTACCTTCTGTAATTCTTGTTGTTTACAGAACTTTAACGCCTTTTCTTGAACGTATTGGTATCCATCATCAGGTGCATCTACTACTTGAGTAATCATATCTAAGACCATTTTTTGGGCCATAGGTGACGTAACTTCTGATTTTGTAATTTGTTCAAGTGTTGAGAACGAAGGAGCGTGTTCGTACTTGTGATAATACTCCTTGGTCATCTGCATGATTAACTTAAAATATTGATTGTCAAAGTACTTAGGTTCCAACACATCTACAATAGAACTTGCAAAATCCTTATGAAGGATAATATTGTTAAGTATTTGTAGTTGAAATGTATTACCGAGGTAACCAAAATTCTTTTCTTTTGACATATTTTTTTGAGTTTTAATCTGTGTTTGTAAATTATAAATATGGGTGAATTAGTGAATGCTCCATGTACTTGTAAGTTAAATTTTCACTTGAGAAAGTGTCAGTTAACTCGCGAAGTAACTTTTTTAGGTGTGGGCGTACATCCACAGTGTATCTAGTCTTAGGTGGGTATAATTTAGCGTCCCAAATTCTATGACAAATTGTCTCATCTCCTATCTTAAGATAGATGTTAAAATACTCATCTCCTTCAGTATTTGATGTTTCTAAAATTTCAGGATTGACCATAATTTGACCCATATTTTCTGAAAGGTAGTTAGATGATTTGATTTTCAAATCTTCTTGGATTACTTCAGCAGCATTTCTGATTACCTCATAAAGTTCAACACTCCCTCTCGCCTTAGGATTGTACCCACGAACATTAAAGTACCTCTGTACAACAAAGTTGTTGTTTAGAGTCATTAAGAACTCTAATTTGGTTGTTTCTGTTTTTTCTTTCATATTAAACGTTTTTTAGTTTTAAATCTTCTTTTTTCTTTTCTTGTTAATTTCATAAAAGGGGTTAAAAATTCAACCCACGCGTTGTCATGTTTTGGTAGATACTTAAAAATTCCATCTTTCATCATCATTCTCATTAAGTTTTTATAACCTCTACCATCAGGGTCTAAATTTTCTGTATGGTACTGTTTAATTATTTCTTTTGAGTCTTCAGTTAATAATGGTTGAGACAAATCTACGAGTTTTTTATTTATTATAAAAAATTCTTCACCATAAATTCCTCTTTTAGTTTTACCTGAGAGTAAATTTTGTAATGCTCGATTGTCTTTATCATTTTTATGTAGCTCCTCCGCACGTTTTAAAATATCATCAATAGTTACGACACTATCAACTATTTCGGGAAATAACTTAACAAATGTTTTTTCTCCCATATAACGGATACCGTCAATATTATCGGATTTATCTCCCGATATAATCTTAAATGTTGATATGTTTTGGTGAGGGATAGATATATCCTTTAAAGGGACTAAATCTCCATTTTTAAGGGTTATTCTCTTCATCGGTTGGTACACCTCCACTTTGTCCGATATAAGTTGTGTAAGGTCTTTATCTGAAGAATATATAGTCTTATACTCGTTTTCAGATATTTGACAGTAATAAGCAATTAAATCATCACTTTCAGTATTTTTAACAGAAACTTGTCTGATAAACATTTCTTCAAGATAAGCTTTAACTTGTTGTACTTGCCACTCAAATGATTCTTTTTTAGCCTCATTTAAAGTTTGCTTACGATTACCCTTATAGTCTGGTGAAATAAGTTTTCTTTGGGATGAGTTATTCTCCCCATCCCAAAACACAATTACTTTATCATGATTGTGTTCATTAAGAAACTTTTTGATTGTATTGACAAAATGATAGATACCTCCAATATGTTTACCCCCATGATAGAAATCTCTAACTCCATGAAAACCTATTTTAAATAAATTATTTCCGTCAATTAATAATGTTTTAACCACTTTTTATGCGTTAAATTGTTACACTTCCTGTTTTTCTTCTTCTAACTTAAAGTCACCTTCTACTCCAATGACTTCTTTCCAATACTCAGATTGTTCACCTTTGTATTTTTCAATTGATTTTTTTTCTTCACTACTTTCCTTACCTGCTAAGAATCCGTGTGGGGTTACAATTATTTTCCCATCAGCATATCCTAATCCATTAATGTGATTTTTCATTACTGATATTTTTGTTCTTGAAGCGAACTTTACTTTTCTTTTGTTCTTAACCGCAGATATAGTTGTTGTCCCAGCATTTTTTTGATTACCAAATAAAAACACCAAAGACGAGTTTAACCATATTGATTCTCCACCTTTAGCCTTAATTTTGGGTTGACCAAATGGTGAGTCAGGTAAAGCCACCCACGGTTGATTAACTATTAGTAAAGTATTTTCATACTTAGAATCTGCCTTACGTGAACCCGATATCCTTTGGTTGATACCCATACCTATTTTATCCGCTAATGTGGATGCATTATGTTGTTTACCTCCTTTACCATCAAAAGTCATCTTACATGGTACCGAACCTACTGAATCCCATAAGAAAAGTAAATCATACTCTAATTCACCCTTATTTTGTGCATCCAATAATTCATTGATGTAGTCAGTTATTTGCTCAATATAATTAAAATTATTATTAAAAATAAAGAACCCGTCCCAATCTAATTCACCCGTTTCTTCATCCACAACTTCTTCACATTCAAACCCCATTAACTTAGCGTGTTCAAATGACCATTTTTGTTCGGTAATTATAAACACAGGTAAAATACCTTTTTTTTGTGCGTCAACCGCCGCCTTTACTAAAGCTGTTGTTTTACCCGTATCTGAATGACCTAAAAACATATTTAAATGACCAATTGCGGGGCCAGGTAATCCAACCGCGTCTAAGAAATCTTCACCCAAATCTAAAAACCTTTGTGGTTTGTATTTTGCAGATGTAGAAAATTTCTTCTTTATACTACTAAAATCTTTTTTCTTTATTGCCATATTTTTTAATTTGATAAAGGTGGTAACGACATCACTGTCGTCACCACCATCATGTTAGTTGTTATTAAAATGGTAAGTCTGTGTCCACACCCATTTTTGATTGTGGGTCAGTTGTTTCCTCAGTTTTAGTCGATTCGTTTGAACCACCTAACACTACTTCAGAAGAGTCGTCACCATAAACATATTTCTTTAAGTCAGAACTCCAAACAGGTGTCTCACCTCTTGCAATCGCCTCTAAGTACTCCACAGGTTTCTGTGCGTAAACATCTTGCCATGTTAACTCATTAGTCATCCACTCATCCATTTGAGACTTTTCTGAGTGTATCGGACATGGGTCGTCATACATAACTGTCTGTACAACAGTGTACTCAATACCTTTAGGTGTTTTAGCCTTTGATAATTCAACCATTAAATCACGTCCTTCATTCGCGTCGGTAACATCTCCCTTAGCTTTCCATATTGGAATGATTTTATCTAAGATACCTTCTTGTTTGTAGTTATCTTTAAATCTCCAAAATTTAGGTCCGTGGTCTTCATTATCTCTATCAATAAGTTTTACAATATAGAATTTACGTGGACGGTATTGTCTCGCCAAATCCTTGTCAGATTCCTTACCTGTTGAGATTAGTTCTTCGTAAACCTCTGTAAGAGGTGAACGTTCTCCGTCATTCTTTCCTGGGTCATATAGTTTTGTCCATTTACCATCAATCTGTACTTCGTGGTACCACACTTCTTTAAAAGGTGATGACCCGTCAGGTGTTGGTAAGATACGCACTCTTTTTTGTCCCGAACTTGTACCTTTTGGTAAATAAGTCGTGAAATAACGTTTTAGTCTATCTTCTTGAGAGATAGATTGTTTTCCATTGTTTGATTTTGAAGTATTCTTCTCGTACTGAGCTAATACTGCGTCTAATGCATTTGCCATAATTTTTCTTTTTTCTCTGTTATTATTTATTTATCGTTTACTCAATTATAATATAACAAAGAAAGTCATTAAGTCAAATAAAAAAAGACCATCGAAATGGTCTTTTAGTGTTTTTATAAAAATTATATAAGGGGTGTTAATATTCGTTTTCTAATGGTGCGTCAAATGAGTCTTTAATATCTCTATCAGTATAATTTTCAACTTCATCAGATGTTAAAACATACTCATTTTTACCCGTTTTTTCCATATCAGGACCTTTGTCCATAAAGAAATCAGTTAACTTTTGATTGTATGGATAACTATCTAAACTTCTTAATTGTAATTTTTCTTCGGGAGATTTTTGACGATACTTATCTACCTTATCTTCTAAATTATTAATTTTAACTAATATTTTGTCCATATCAGATAATTTAGAAGTTAGGTCATTTAACCTATCCATCATACTATCCATATATTCT